ACTGCTCCAACCGTTGACACGTTGATAAAAAACACTATTGGTTCGGTTGCATTTGCTTATGATGACCCTGGCGAATTTGCTTTGAATTCGTCATCATTATTTCCATCGAATAAAACCGTTTTTGCAATTGTTCCTTCACCGACAACTGGAACGTGTGCATTGTTTTGGAATTCATCTTCCAAAATAATTCTTCAAACTGCAAAAGATGGTGGTGGTGGATTTGATAACGACCAACTTACTAAGGCAACTATTCATATAATCGTATTGCCATAATGGAACGCACCGTAATAATAGACGCACAAGTCAATACTGGTAACTCGGTTGAAGATTTAGAAAAAGTTGCACAAGGATTTGATGACGTTGCTGATGCGTCAAGCAAATCGAATAGTCAAACACAAAAACAATTAGATGACCTTAATAAGAAAGTTGAAAAAGGTGGGTTGACTTTTCGAGATTACTCAAAAGCGATTAAAGAATACCAAACAATCGCTATACAGGCTGGTGCAACATCACCAATAGGACAAGAAGCTATTAGACGTGCGGGTGAGATAAAAGACGAATTAAAATCTATTGGCGAAGAAGTATCACGTGTTGGCGATGGCGGAAGAAAAATGCAAGCGGGCTTACAGTTAGGAGGAACAGTGGTTGCGGGTTATCAAGCATTCCAAGGTGTGACCGCAATGCTTGGCGTGGAAAACGAAGACTTATTAAAGACACTCACAAAGCTACAAGCAGCGCAAGGAGCACTTCAGGCAATAGAAACGATTCGGGCATCACTTGAAAAGGAATCGTTCTTGATGATTGAATTGCGCAATGCCAAAACAAAAGCGGCAACGGCTATTCAATGGTTATACAATGCAGCGATGAGTGCGAACCCGATGGGATTAGTTGTTCTTGCAATTGGAGCATTGATTGCTGGTATTGGAATTTTAATTTCAAAAATGGGAGGTGTGACAGTAGTTTTTAATGCTCTCGGTAAAGTTGCATCATCGGTTCTTGATGGCATTGTTGCTGGTATTGATTATGCGATTGAATTGGCTGCGGGATTATTTGACGTTCTTACATTAGGATTATTTGACGCAAGTGGTTCTTATAAGAATTATAAAAAATCTGTTGACGATGCAAATAAAGCAGAAAAAGAAAGGATTGAAACCTTAAATAAACAGATTGAAGCAAGTAAAGAAGTAATTAAAGAACAGGAAAATATAAGGAAAGCACATCAAAAAGCTGCCGATGACATACAAAAACAAAGAGATTTAATTGTAGGTAGATATGATAAAGAGATTGAGGTAGCCAATGCTGCGGGAAAAAATACCGAGCAGATGGAAATGGAAAAGTTAGAAATTGTGCGACAATCTACACTTGACCAAATTGCTGAGCTTAATAAAGTTTTAGATGCTGAAAGAATTATAGCAGAAGAGAAGCAAAAAATTTACGAAGCAGAGCGGGATAAATTTAAGTCAGGACCAAGTTTTTTGGCTCAATTTGCAGAAATAGATGCTAGGGATGCAAAGGCAGCCGTAGCTGAAACAAAAAAATCATTAGGAGAATTAGCAACAGTTTACGACGATACGGAACAAAAAATAAATGTAAAAAGTGCAGAAAATCAAAAGAAAGCTAATGATGCTTTTAAAAAATCTGAAGAAGAAAAAACTGCAAAATTAAAAGAAGAAGGTGAAAAGCGAAAAGAACTTCAAAGACAATTGGAAGACCAGATTGCTGCTAACATAAAGGATGCTGATGAACGTGCAATCACTCAACTTCAATTGAAGCATCAACGTGAGCGTGACGAGTTGATTGAAAAGTATGGAAAGGAATCGGCTTTACTTGCAAATCTCGAAAGGATTCAAGCGGGAGAAAGAAACAAATTGCTTGATGAGATTCAAGAGGGGGATGCGGAAGAAAAGAAAAAAAGAGGTGAGGACAATTTACGAGTAGAGCAAGAAGTTAATGCAACAACAGGACAAGCATATGCAGATGCACAAGCAGCTTGGGATAAACTTCAAGATGATAAACTTAAGAAAAAGAAAGAAACTGAAGACGCAATTTTTGCCGTGGGACAAGCTGCAATAAATGGATTGAAATCAATCGGTGAACTTGCAATCAAAGACCAACAGAAAGCTTTGAAATTTTCAGCCGTAATGACTGCATCACAAATGGCATTGGATTCAGCAAAGGCAATCACGGGAGCGGTTGCATCAGTTAGGGGTGTTCCATTTCCCGCAAACATTCCCGCCATTGCGACTGCGGTTGCGACGGTACTTGGAAACATAGCAACGGCAGTCAAAGCATTCAAACAGGCAAAGGTCGGCTCTGCTCCATCCGTTTCAAGTTCGAGTGCATCGGGCTCAGGTGCGTCGAGTAGTGCGTCAGAGAACGAAGTGGTGAGGCGTGGAGCAAATGGTGAGACCTTTACTGGTGAGCAACCAGCATTGACGAGACCACCAATGGCAAGAGTTTCGGTTTTGAATTCAGAACTACAAATGGTCAGACAAGAACAAGAAGCAATCGTAGAACAATCAACTTTATAAAAAAAATAAATTTATGCATCCATTCTATTTAATCGATATCGACCTTGAAGATTCAGAAACTGAAATCGAATTCAACTCAATCGTTGACTATCCCGCTCATATGAGAGCGTTCGAAGCTTACGGAAAAAACGAAACCGAATACTTTATGGACGAAGAGCAACGCATTATAACTGGTGTTGTGATTGCCGAAGGAACACCAATCTATCGAAAGGATAAACAACTGGGCGAACACTATGTAATCTTCAACAAGGAAGCCATAAAAAAAATGTGGATTCTTTATAATAAAAAAGGATATCGTGACCGTGTCAATAAGCAACACGATTCAGAAGATGTCATCAATCCGAGCAATGGAATCTTTATGGTTGAGCAATGGATTGTTGATTCAGAACGTGGAATGGGTGTGCCGAAAAACTTAGAGAAGCAAGGTATTCGTGATGGGTCTTGGATGATGTCTTACAAGGTTGAAGACCGAAAGCTTTGGAAGGAAATCAAAGCTGGGAAATACAATGGATTTAGCATTGAAGGTGTGTTCATTAAGTACCCGATTAAAGTAAAAAAAGCAGAGCAACAAACATCAATGGAACAAAGAAAAATTGCTCGAAAATTATTTTCAATAATATCCAATTTTAATAAAAAATAGTCTTACAATCAAATAACTTAATTATGTCCGATAAAAAAACATTGACTGCTACTGAGAAGAAATCGAAACTTGCTTTTGAAACTTCAAAGAAACCAGTTGTAAAAAAATCAAAAGGTTTACTTTCTTCAATCAAGGAAGCTTTAGGAATTACTGAATCATTAGCCGAAGCACAATTGGCTGATGGCACTGTCATAATGTATGATGGTGAACTTGCAGTTGGAACGGTTTGTTCCGTTGCTTTAGAAGATGGAACAGAAGTGCCATTGGCTGAAGGTGAGCATATGCTTGGCGGTGAAATGGAAGGAATGAAAATCGTTGTTGATGCAACTGGAACGGTTGTTGAGATAATTGACGGAAGTGAAGAAGAAGAAGTTGAAGTTGAAGCTGAAGTTGAAGCTGAAATTGAGAAGGTCAACGAAGAGCAATCAACTGCAAAATTATTGAAAGATTTCATTGCTAAACAAGATAAGAAATTTGCTGAACTTGAAAAAGTAAATAAAGCAAATCAAAAGACAATCTTGACAATGGCTGCTCACATCGAGAAAATGGGAGTTGAAAAGAAAAAGTTCACAAGAACTGAGACTGCTCCATTGGATAAAGTTTCAAAATTAGCTTAACAAAAAATAAAAAATAAAAAATAAAAAAATCAATTATGGCAACTATTAAAATAGGACAAAAATTCGACTGGGACACTGATGCATTACCAGCTTACATCGATGAGAATTCAGATGTACTTTATACACGTTTAGTTAACCAATCTAAATCAGTTAGATTGATGCAAACGGTTGAAGGTATCAAGGGAACTCAAGCATTACAATTGTTGGATTCAACTATTGTTTGGCAGAACGGTGCTTCTTGTGGATTCAATCCAGGCGGAACAGATGCTCTTTCTCAAAAGACAATTACGGTTGCCGACATCAAAGTTGAAAAAGAATTTTGTAATAAAGACCTTGTTGGTTTTTGGGCACAAAGAAAATTGAAACCAGGAGCGGGTGCTGAATTAGCTGAACTTCCTTTCGAAGAAACGATAATGAACCAATTGTTATTGGAGAATCAAAAGAAAATTGAATACGCAATTTGGCAAGGTGATACCAATTCGATGGACGCAAGTTTAAATCGTTTTGACGGATTCGAAAAACAACTTTCAAATCTTGCTGGTGTCATCAATATGAACACGACAAATGCGGTTGCAATTACTGATAACAATGCTTTAGCGGTCTTCCGTGCAGCGTTCGAATCAATGGGTTCTACATTAACACAAGATGAGCGTTTCGCTATGTATACTTCGTGGGCAAATGTTCAGCACTTGATTGCTAACTTGATTACTTTAAATCTTTACAATTATAATCCAGGTACACTTCAAGGTGGAATTATGATGGATGAGTATGTAATCATTCCAGGCACTCGTTGCAAAGTATGGTATGTTGAAGGCTTAACTGGTTCAGACAATATCTATGCGGGATTAGCTGGTGGAATGGGTGAGTTCATTGTTGGTACAGATACCGAAGGAGACTACACTAAAATCGAATCAGGATATGATGCAAGACTTCAGTCATTATGGTTTAGATTACAATTCAGACTTGGTGTGACATTCCCTTTTGCAAATCAAATCGGTGTTTTTGCTCCATCTGTATCTTAATTATTCACACTTAAAAAAATAAAAAAATGATTGGTTGTGAAATAGCAAGTGGAAAAGCGAGAGGTTGCAGAACTGGATTCGCTGGAATAAAAATCTTCGATGCATTCTCTTGGGATGACATCGAGACCATCACGGTTGTTGATGACGTAGTAACTGCATTAACATTGGCAAGTGGTAAACGTGCATATCGTTTTGAACTCGAAGAAGAAGTTGGAAGCTTCGGTCAAGTTATGACCGTGAGCAGACAAAATGGTTCTAAGGTAAACGCACAAACGTTGACCGTTCCATTCAATGGATTATCTTCTGAAGATATCGAGACATTCGATAACTTAGCATCAACAAACTTCTGTGCAATCGTTCACTATTCAGACGGGACTTATCGTTTAGCTGGACGCAACAACGGTATGGCAGTTGAGACCGACACAGAAACTTCGGGGACTGCTCACGAAGACAGAAACGGAACAGAGATTGTTGCAATGACAAAAGAACCACGCAAAGCACCATTTATTGGGGCGAACATTGTGGCATCGTTGCAGATTGCAGCAAGCTAAAAAATAATATTAATCTAAAAATATAAGGAAGGACAGAAGTTCCTTCCTTTTTTTTTATAATTTTATAGTATGAAAAAAACAATTTGGATTAAAAGTTTAAAGTGCTTTGTCGATGTGTCGGAAGAAAATCGTTCATTGATTGAATCGGTTGGATTAGGTCACGAATTTAAAAATGAGAAAACAAATGTTAAAGGTAATCAAAGAACAACTCAATCTCTTATCACCGACGGCAACGGAACTGGCGACAAGCACCAGTCCGATGTTTCGATTCGAGATAAAAAATATACAAAAAAACACAAGTCAAACAATAACACTTCAGAATCTATCGACACACACGAATAGAAGTGATTTATTCGAATTGACGGAAGGAGTTGGAGAGGAAATTGAATTGGATAAGGGTCAATATAGCTATGAGATTTTCGATGCTGATGATACCTTGTGCGAAGTTGGAATGTTGCGAGTTTACGATTTGAATGATGAGGAAGTGAAGGCTTATAATGTTGCGGTAACAAACAAAGTTTATGAAGGATAAGTATAAAAAAAATAATCAGATATCAATGCCATTGGGTATAGAACCTACTTCATACCATTTCGCTGACCATAGAAGAAGTAAAATTGTTCCCGAAGGCGAAGAGGTTCTAGTCAATAATAGACCGTATGTTAATTGGGGAAAGAAAAACGACTATCCATTATTCATCAATAAGCTATATGAAGATTCCCCATCGCAGACTGGAATCATCAATGGCAAGACTTACTATATGACTGCGGGTGGTTATACCGTAACAACTACAATAATCGACGAACAAATGAAACAACTCGTTGCGTTATTTGAAAAGAACGAAGCGACTGATTATAATTTGCAAGATGTCTTGAATGCGGTCACTTTAGATTATGAATTATATAATGGTTTTGCAATTCGTGGCAAGTGGAATATGGATGGAACAAGACCAGCATTCATTGAGCATATTGGATTTGATGATATAAGAACGAACGAATATCACGACAGATTTTTTTATTCAGATGATTGGGCAGAATCTAATCAAACATTTGAAAAAACTGGATTCAGAGAAATTCCTTCCGTTGATTTCAATAATAAAAAAGGTGAGTTCATTATCTATTATACTGGAGCGTCAAAGAAGGTGCGTAAGGGCGGTAAAAGAACTTACCCATCTATTCCATATGCTGGTTGTATTAAGTCGTTATTGTCGCAGATTGGTATGCAATCTTACCATTATTACGAGATTCAGAATGGATTCAAGTCTGGAACAATTATCAACTTACCATCATCGAAACCGAAGACACAAAACGACCAGGCATTAATTGCTGATAGAATAAAGTCAGGAGCGGTAAACGAAGAAGAAGCGGGTGGTGTTGTTGTTTTATTCTCAGAAGGAGCAACCGAACCACCAACCATTTTAAGCTTGTCAGGAAATGATTTAGATAAACGATACCTTCAAACTGAAGTAAGCGTTGCCAATACTATTTTGCAATGTCACTCCATTACAACTCCAAGTTTATTTGGTATGGCAGTCCCTGGTCAATTAGGAAATTCGACTGAGTTGGAAAATGGATTTAATATATTCAAAAATACTTACGTTAAATCAAGACAGAAAGCAATCAACGATGTGTTCGATTATATAATGAATAATCTTTATCAAATCAAAGGCGAGTTTAAATTGAATTTACCACCTGACTTGTTTACATCCGTTGAAGTTGAAGACACGAACAATGCGGTTTCACTTGCAATCAATTCAATGTCTCCATTGGTGGCGAATAAATTACTTGATAATTTAACGGTGAATGAGATTAGAGCATTAGGTAAGTTGCCAAGAATTGAAGGTGGTGATGCGATATCGAGCAATCCTATTCCATCAACTGCACCAGTTGAGACAATGGCTGCACAAGACCCAATTTTGAAAGCATTATTGAAATGTGGAAGAAAGCGTGAAGGATTTATTTTTAAAAGTTCATCACCAGTTCCACACGAAGTAGATAATGATTGGTTCGATTCAAGTGAGAAGGAATTGCTCGAAGCTGCACATAGTGAAAAACATTTCTTCGCAACCATATTGACCGAATTCCAAAAGAATGTTTTGGCTTTAGTCAATGATGGTCAAGATGTGAAATCGGTTGCGACTGCATTGGATAAATCAGTCGGTCAAGTGATGGACGCATACAATGAATTATCAGAAAAAGGATTGATAAAAAAAAACGGTGAACTAACTTCGATAGGAAAAAAGTATTTGGATTCCGTTGAAGTGGATGCAAACAAATTTGAGATTCGTTACTCGTATCAACTCCGTTCCGATGCTCCGAAACTTTCAAAGAATGGCATCGGTGAAAGCCGACCATTTTGCAGACAATTAATGTCAGCTAAGCGAATGTATACTCGTGATGAAATAAACACAATCAGCGTTGCCGTTGACCGAAATGTGTGGGCATATCGTGGAGGATGGTATAACAATCCAGTAACGAAACAAAATACTCCATATTGTAGGCATCAATGGGTTCAATCGGTAGTAATAAAAAAATAAAGTATGGAAAGAATTCAATTAATATCGGCAGATAAATTAAAGGAC